AGGGCAGTATGGCGCTCAGCTGCGTAGAGACCAGACTTCCCAGCCACTACCTGCACATCCTTCTCGCCCCCAGGCATCTTCTTCCGATCCCATCGCTCAATCTTCTGTGTCTGTTCAATGGGAGAACAGTCATCACCATTCTCTTCGATGCCAATCAGGGATTCCATCTCACCAGTGACTTCATCTTCACTTCCCATCACAGGGTTCTGACGCTTAGCGGCTTCAGCCACGAACAAGGGATGCGCGGATTTCCCCACAGGCAGCTGATAGTGACGACCATCCCAGACGGCTTCGAGTTGTTTCTTGGTGCGATTAACGATGGTGACGATTTGAGCCATGATCCATTCCTTTTGAAACGATGGAGGATGAGCCTAGGACTCACCCTCCACCAGACTAGAACGCTAATGAGGGTTACGAACCCGCGGCCCTCTGTATCACGAGCGACTGACCCGTGATTCCATCAAGTCTTGCGCAGAAGGCTGGAAATTCTAAAAAGTACTGCTTCCGCATCCGGTACCAAGCCTCGAACGCATCGCGTCCAGAGGTCCCAGTCCCAACACGCCACAGCACCGAACCATCCTCGTCAACCCACTTGCCAGGTTCAGAGACATATTCCCTGAAGCCAGCATTCTGGAGGTCGAGGAACATCATGACATCCAACGGGAAGTCACGAATGGCTCGGACAGGGACATCCCCAAACGGGACATCGCCCTGCTTGAAGGCGACCGTGCCCGGCTCGGGCTTGAGCAGGGATGCGCCCATATATCGACGGTCGCTATCGGTGAGCTGAATCACGAGACGACGAGTGCTGTGATGGCAGAGGATCATATTGACCCGGCCATTCAACTTCTGATCCACCACGTCCGAGACGCGCTGAATCAGGTCAGTCGAAAGCGCACCCGTTGAGGCCGTCACGTACGAACTATAGGCCGGAACCGCCGTTCGGTCCAGACCATAGTAGCTCGCACGATAGGTCCCATCATCCACCAACGCCATGAGGCCCCACCAGGCATGCTCATACGAGGTGTCGAGGATGTCGGCCGTGGCGCTGGAGGCAGCCTGGACAACATAGTCATTGTCAAGCCAACCCGTGGTCGTCGCGGCATCCATCCCAATGGTCGTGCCTGCGGCGGGAGTGGAAGTGACCTTACGAATCGAGGTGCGCAGGTTGCCTGTCGCAGGATCAACCGCACCAATATACATACCAACCGAGACAAAGCGGTTGCCGAAGTTGGTATTGGCAATGCCTGCCGGAGAATCGACCGCAGGAGTCGCGGAACCAGGAGTGCCATTCAGGATGCACAACACACCCCGGCCATCCGAGGCCAGAGCATACTCATCACGCCGGGCCATGTCGTCAATGAGGTACTGCATCTCGCTCTTACGAGCACTGATGAAGGCTCCCTCAGTGGCGGTGGAATCCTGCATGACTTCCCAGGTGAGTCGCAGACGTGACATCAGCTTGCGCTGATCCACGAACATACGGGAATAGCCCTGATTGCCAGCATCGGCAAAGGCGCTATCCTCTCCCACAAACATCGGGGAGACGTTACGAGTGGTATGCGAGAGACGCACGATCTCTCGCCCACGGAACGGAACACGTTCCGTCTTGATGATGTCGCGCAGGGGGTTCTTGTTGTTAACACCCTCGGCAACACCCTCTTCAAAGCACCTGATCCAGCAGTTCATTTTCTGCTGGGGTGGACTATCCCTTGGTCTTCTAATGAATAGAAGATCCCGCCCGTCTAGTCTCTACACTTTCCGTCTTGAGCTGCTTGATCGTATTCGCCGTTTCCTGTCGGAGGGCAATCAGGTTTGCATCGACGTGATTGGGGCCTTGGTCTAACTTATCTTCAATTTGCCAAAGACTTAACAACACATCTACCTGAGTTGCCTTCACCAAGAGCAACGGGCGAATGACTTCAAGAACTTCTCGAATCTGATGTCTGTTACAGAGCTGCCAAGAATAGGCAGTTCTACGTCCAACAGGTTTGAGACAGCGCGACACCTTGCCATAACCTACCTTATCCATAATCCAGTCTGTCACGATTTGGTCAGTTAGGCAAATGTGAAGTGAAGCTGAATGATAGGGAGTTCCATGAGTACTCCGTTTATAGTATCCCACACACCCTTCTCCATCGAAGAGTCCTGCAAGATATCCTATTTCCAAATCAGTCAGTTTCATCGGCGGCTTAGCTCGGGATTGGCTTCACAGCGTTCCCCGAATTTGAGCGGATTTTTTAATACCCATCACTGGATATGGACGCCTAACTTTTAACGTCCTTAAAGACAGCGTCTAGAGACTGTTTGTCGGCACCAGCCATAGTACTATCCTACTAACCTAACGATGGGTTAGGTCTTTTTCATTTGTTCATACTGTGCCCAGCCTTGGGCCACACGTTCATCGAGGTTGGCAGGCTTGGGAACGCCGGGAAGACGCGGTGCTCCACCAGGTGTATCCTGGGGAATGGCCGCATTCGTCCGAGTCGCTACCGTAGCCGACGCTGCTCGACGGGCAGGGTCAATGAAGCTGGACGTGAATGCCCGCCAGAATTCATCAACGAGAGTCGGGTCATTGGCATATCGTGCCGTCAGCTCAGGAGAGGAAGAGACAAAACCTGTGAATGCTGAGTGCAACGCCCGCTTCCCCTCGTCAGTCAATGGAGACCCCAGGGACTCAGAGGCGTGTGTAAACAGTCGATCCATGTTTTGCCGTCCGTAACTCTGCCAATAGTGCTGATTCTGCGATTCCAAATCACCCGCCCGTTCGATGACGCCCATGATGTCATTGGCACGTTCCTCCATTTTGGACAGTCCTGGATAGAGCTGACCAAACTGTTGGCGAACGGCTTCAACTTCAGGGTTCTGAGACGGGGCGATCCCGACGAGGGCGTGGAGTTGGGACTGAATCTGTTCGAGTCGCTGTTGATACTGAGCTTCCTTCTGTGCAAAGCCCTGTTGAGCTTCACGGATGGCTGCTTCTCTCGACTCACGAACTCGATAAGATGGAACCCAAGTCGAGCGATCCTCTGTCGGAGCAGGAGTTGGTGTCGCAGGCTGCGTCTGCGGCGTGGCTGGTGTCGCGGCCACGGGCGTACTTGGTTGTGCAGAGGGTGTCGGGGCTGCACTTCCCGCATCGGTCACGTTTACGTCTGCCATATAACCCTACCTTTAAGATATCGGGGTCAAGTTCCCCGTGGGGTTGCTGACCTCCTACGCGAGTCAGCTATGAAAGATGCTTGAACAATACTACATGCTCAAGCAGCGAAGGACATATTAACTATACTGGTCCCATTTTCTGTGCCGTCGCTTGTCCAGTGCCTTTCGGCTGTCCCGAGACAGGAGATCCGCTGTTTTGATTCGAGTTCGTCATTGCCAACGCCCCACCTTGGGGAGGAGGTTGATTTCCTGGGCCAGGAGGTTGATTTGGCGCTCCACCAGGCTGAGCCACTGGTTGTCCATCAGGACCAACTGAAGGTTGAGGGGGATTTAGGATCATTTGGAGCTGTTGGAGATGAGCGGTGATGATCGGCTCCAAACCAGGGTTTTGAGCCATCATTTCACGCATCCTATCAGTGTTCAACCACTTGATATGCTCAACCCAATGCACACGAGGGTCAAACCAAGGCTTGACAACTAGTGGACTGGGTCCTTGTGGCATCTTGGCCCATTTCTCGAAGGCATCCTGGATCTCATTGGCTGATTGGACATGGAAGTTGAGGGAGGGGACCAAGTCCGCGAGGCCAAACTGGGTCAAAAGGGCGTATTTCTGGTCAGGATCAGCAGGATCGAGCAATCTGAGCTGATTTGCCTGCTCAATCGCGGCTCGTTTGCCCAATGCCGTCTTCGGCATGGTCGATCCATCCTCAACTTGGATGGTAATCTGCCCTTGGAGCTGCGCATTCTCGAATTGCTTGAAGGTATAGCCTCGATTTGGCCCCACAATGGCCATCGTGCGCTGTTGGGGACCAAAGGAGCGCTCCATTTCAATGGCAAGACTAAACCATTGACGATACATCTCCCCACGAGCCTGGAAGACTGATGTAAATCGGGATTGTGAGCGTTCAACCAGGAGTTGGAGGGCACTGAATGCCTCAATTCCCGCTGGTTTCTGCCCTTTGATGATGTCAAAGGCCCCAGATAGGTCTTCAATGTCCTTGATAATCTGATCTCGGAGCTGGTAGAGGGTAGAAGGGACTTCCATCCCCGCCACGCGCTCGGGTTTCCCTTGTCCACCAGAGGCTAAGGGGTTCCATTTGAGGATCAGACCAGGTTCACCTGTGAAATGCTCAATCCCCGCGCTCTCAGGAACGACCCAAACAGGATT